TTTACCAGTGTAGTATTCAAATTTTTCTCTGATGAGAACTTTATATTCGTGTTCTTTTCTTATCTTAATTGATCTTACATCAGACAAGTAATTTAAATACTTGCTGTGTAGTTGTGGAATTTTTGTTGACTCATTATCGAGTAAGTCATTATCAAGTTTTGAATCTTCAGCCCATTGGGATTTAATGTCATCAAGTGTAATCATAATCTTTCAAGTTTTTATCATAAATGTCATAAATTGTGTATTTAAACACAACGTCAACAGTGAAGTATTCTGTGTCTGTGTATGTAGAATCAAAATTCAATCCACCCAAAGATACTGGGAATAAATCTTTGAAATTGACCGCAAATTTTTTGTTGAAGTTGGAATCTAGAATAAAAAGATTTCCATCCGAATAAGTTTTTTCGTCATAGTCTTCACCGATCAAATATTCATTGTAATCATTACCAGATCTTGGATGACCTAAACCACGAATCCAATCATGAATTGCTCTGTAGTTTGATAGATTCTCATCCACCAAAAATCTTAGACTTAAATCATCAAAATTAATTTCATCTCCTGGAAGAGGGATTGCATTCATTCTAGTTGCTTGCGAGGTAGTAGCAAGATTTAAACCAGGAACGTTTGCAGATTGACAGTAAAAAGCAACCTTTGGATACTTATTCAATTGAAATTGAAATCCGATACCCGACAAAAAATTTGAGGGACATCCACTATTATTAATAAAATTGGCTGCCATTTTATTCTCTAAACTTTTTCTAATATTTAGGCATAAAAAAAGAGGGTCCGAAGACCCTCCAGTATAATCTTGTGAGATTAGATCACATGAGGTTAAGAACTCTCGTGCGACGATAGTAGACGTTATCGTTAGCGGTGAGTGCGCCAGAGCGCTGTGTTGTACCACCTGCGAAGGGGTTAGCAACCATACCGTAACGAGTCTTGAATCCAATCTTAGGTTGGAAGGTGTCCTGACCGATGGAACGAACCATCTGGAGGGGAACGTAGGGGCAGTAGAAGATACCTGCATCGTATGCAGAAGAACCCTTATAACCCATGACGTAGTAGTGATCGTCTGAGATATTAGCAGAGTAAGGATCAACGTAGACCTTAATACGACCGTTAAGTACACCAGCAAGGGTGGACTCGGTGTCGTCAGGAGTACCACTAGTAGAAAGAAGCAACGTCAGCAGAGCAGACGATGAAGTTACCCTTCCCTCTACGAGTCTCTTGACCAATCGCGTTGGCATCTCTTTCGATCTGATAGATAAGTCCTTTGAACTTCTCAACGGACCAACGACCATTCGAGTCAACGTCAAGGTCGAATGAACCAGCGTTAGCAACGTTGTTCTGAGCACCAGGTTTTGCAACCGTATAGATGGTACGAACGACTTCACGGTTGATCTCGGCAAGAACCTCAGTCGAGAGGATGTTGGCGAGTTCAGTCTCAGCATCAAGACCGTGGATTGCCTTAAGGTCTTGTGCCAGTTCCAAACTGTACTCAGCTTTCAGAGCACGTGCTTTCGCTTCAACGGTAACTTTCTCGATCGAGAATGACATCTCGCGGAAAGCGGAACCATCACCAAGACCCTCAAGGGTTCCAGTGTTCATACCACCAACGGCGGCATAATCACCAGGTGATGCAGCGTTAAGAACTCCAGGATTGGTTGCATTCTCACCAGTTGCAGCACTGTAAGCACCACCACCAGCAGAGAAACCAGAAGGAACTTCGTTGAAGAAGGTCTCAGTACCAGACTGATCTCCTCTCAGAGCACGCATTGCGAAGATCAAGCCGGTAGGACCAGACATTGGCTGAACACCAGCAATGTCATATGCCATCAACTTGGGCATCGAGCGACGGATCAGGCTGATCAGTACGGGGTCGAAACCTGCAACAGGACCAGTTGCAGTAGCACCGCCACCGAAACCACCAGTACCTACAGAGTTGGTTGGATCCTCATAAAGGAGTGAACGCTCTTCGCGCAAGAACTTCTCTTGGTTCTCCAGAAGAATAGCGGTAACAGCTTTTCTGTGATTATCTTTGATATTGTCCAGGCCGTTGTGCTCCAAAATGGGAGTCCACTTCTCCTGAAGTTTTTCCGAATTGTACATTTGTTAGTACTCCTTGATTGTTTTTAAGTTAGGAATCAGTAATTATTTATGCGGTGATCATTTCCAACGATCAATCGCTGCCTTGTAGGCGGCCATTGGTCCTTCGACTAGATCTCCTTTTGTCTCTTCCACCAGATCTTCAGTATGCGCGATTTGAGACTTAGGGAAATAGTTTTCCTTAATTGTCCCAACTTTTTCGCGGAAAGATTCTTCACTATCAAACTCAACACCTTCAGTCAAGGAGGCGAACCGTTCTTTTTGTGTATGAGCAAGACCCTCGGATACTTCACTTACAATTCCATTTTTAATATAAGTTCCGAGTTGCTGATTTAGCTCAATATTAGTTTCGATTTGTTCATTGAGTTTTGTTTCCATTTCATCAAGCTCGGAGGTCATACCTTCGAGCACATCATATTTGTCATCTGGAATTTCAATGTAGCTTTCAGTGAAGAGGTTCTTCAAACCAGTGATGAACTCTTCAGTGATTTCATTGCGAAGACCCGAATCAATGGCGAGTTGGTTCTCTTTGACCCACTGTTCGGAAACATAATCTAGATGAGCATCAACGCGAGCCTCCATGGACTCTTTGAGAGTTGCAGTTTCAGCTGCAAGTTTCTCTTCGTAGATACCCTCAAACTTTTCGACTTGCTCAACAACTTTAGCCTTTACAGCGGCTTCAAAGATTGTGGCAGCCTTAAATTTGAAGTCTTCAGAAAACTCTTCTCCGTTAAGCAGGGCTTCAACATCGGCCCTAACATCAACTTCGATTTCAATTTTCTCAGCGACGACTTCTTCTTCTACTTCAGTCTCTTCCATTTTTGCGGAAGCGGCGGAAGGTTTAGCCTTGAGAGATTTACTACCCTCATGTGACTGTGCAGCGGCAGCTTTCTTGCCGATAGAGGCGGTGTCGTCAGGTTTGACAACAGGTCCACCTAAATCTGCGGCGGATGTTGAATTACCTGGCGTTTCGCCTTCTAGTTTTTTAGGAGCTTTATCTCCAGCATTCGCATTTGCGGTTACTGGATTTTGCTCTTCGAGAGTTTCGATCTCTTGTTCAACAGACATTGGAAAATCCTCTGGGAAAGTGTAGTATTTTCTTATAATATTTATCAGACTTGGAAATTACGAAGTAAATTCTCAAAAGCTTTGAGTTTTTTACTGGTAAGATCGTTCACCGATGAGTTATCAATGGACTCTTTAACAGCGGCAATATCAGACTCTTTCCAGAGACCGTTATTCCAAACCCAGTCTCTACCTTCCATAATACCTTCAACGAAAGCATCAGGGGCAGAAGGGTCGGCAACAATATCCGCAGCAGTGGATAACATAAAATCGTCTTTGACGATATTAGTGTCACCTCTTCTTTCAATAGAACCAAGACCTCTAGATGAAACACCAAGTCTTACACCTTCTTCAAGAAGATTTTTGGCAATTCTACCCATAGGGGTTTCTAAGAGTTTAGCTTTACCAATAAAATTGTTACCCTTTTGTTCGAGTGAAACAATTTTATGGGACACTCTATCTAGGTTAATTGAAGGGCCATCTGGATGACCTAATTCACCAAGAGCACGACCTTTAGTAACATAACTTTCGTTATAATTTGCTACTTCTCTACACAGAGTCTCAATGGGATACATTCTCCCATTGCGATTTTTTAATTCCGCTTGGAGAAAGATACCTTCAATGAAATGATTTTTTTTACCGTTGTTATCTTCCGTTAAGAAAGAAACGTCGATAATTTCTTCTGCAATGAGCTTCATGGTTGTTCTTCTGGTTGTTCTTCAGCAGTAGCTTCAGTATCATCAACTTGAGCAATGGGTTCTACCTCATCATAAGCATCCACATCGGGTTGCTCTTGATCAGGACCATTGAACATTGTTTTGGCAATCTGAGCTTTTCTTGCGGTAATATATTCAGAGCTCTTCCCGTATAGTGCATTATAAATTTTTTCATTTGCATTGAGGTGATCCTTATCCAGGATATCATCAATTACATTACTCACGGGTTGATCAACTTCAGTTTCCATACCAAATATTATGTATTACAAATATTATTTATCAAATATTCCCCTTACCATAGTCATCTGGGGAAATCATGGAGGAAAATGCGGAGTCTAAATCACCGCCTCCACCACCTTCAGGTGGAGCTTCACCACCTTCTTCTGGAGCAGCACCACCCATCTGATCCATTGCTGCCATTGGATCTTGGATGATACCCATTTCTTTTTCTTTTATAATTTGAGCATCGATCTCTTCAATCTCATCCTCAGTTTGTTTCAGAATTTGTCTGCGGACATAATCTACGGAATAGTACTTACCAAGGAATGGTTCGCAGAGGTTGACTGCATTAATGCGTTCCGTCAACATCTCCATTTCCTTCAGTTCAGTGAAGTGATTATCGAAGATGAAATCATATTGGATGTCTTCTTTTAGTTCATCCCAATCTTCAGGAGTAACAATACCCTTGAGGATAAGCTGAGTCTTCAGGATGTCATGGAAGAGTTCTGAAAAACGCTTACGGAGACGACCAACAAATTTTGCAAATTTTAGTTCATCACGAGTGATCTCATTGGAACGACCAATTGTGAATGAAGATTCTTGTTCCAGTCTTGAGAGTGGAATATTCAGAGACTTATATAGTTTCTTCTGGAAATACTTAACGTCTTCCAGTTCACCTAAATTCTGTCCACCTGGAAGAGTTGTGATCTCTGTACCACGACCACCTTCTCTACGAGGCAACCAGAAGTCTTCAAGCATACTCATATGCTTGCGATCATCTCTCATCTCACCAGTCGAAGAATCATAGACTTGTTTGTTACGATAACGACCCATGACTTCGCGGAGATATTGTTCCGCTTTCATCTTAGGCAAGTTACCAACATCAATATAGAAGATTCTTCTTTCTGGTGCTCTGGAAATTCTGTAAATCACCAGAGAATCTTCAATCATTCTCAGTTGATTGACTGATTTAATTGCTTTGTGAAGATACGAAAGAACCATATTTCTGTTATGGTCCATAACACCAGAAGGAACATAAGAAATTGCATCAGCGGCAATTTTGATTCCTTGGTTGTCACTACCCTTGTATCCTTTTGGGAAGTAAACATAGTAATCTACAGTTTCTCCGTAATCAAGTTTTAGACCAGCTTCAAGTTCTGTTCCTCTCAGTCTGTCTTTTTTAACTTCCCTTACTCTTTTAATTTTAAGTGCATCAATATATCTCAGTTCTTTGATACCTTCTTCTGGTTTATCAAAGTCAATGAGTTTATGATAAAAAATTCTACCGTCAATATACCAACGACGGAAAATCTGATGTGCTCTTTTATCGAAATCTAGTAGACGAACAATATGTTTAAATTCATCTCTAATCGATTTTTTAATCTTGTCGCTTGCTGCGAGATTTGATAGTTCAATCTCTACAGGTGCATAATCTAAATCGCTACTAATAGATTCGTTGATAATATCATCAATCGCGGAATCAGTTTC